GGAGAATCAGTAAGAGATGATTTAGTAAATAACCTTACAGATGCAGTAATGGGTGCTAAATCTTTTGGCGATGCTATGAGAAATGTATTAGGTAACTTACAAAGACAACTAATAAAACTTGCATTAAACAAAGCTTTAACTGGTATCGGAAACGCTTTAAGTGGTGGTAAAGGCTTTGGTGGTTTCTTAGGTGGATTGTTTGGTGGTGGTAAAGAAAGAGGCGGTAGAGTCTCTGCTGGAGGTGCTTTTGTTGTAGGTGAACGTGGACCCGAATTACTACAAATGGGTTCTAAAGGTGGTACTGTAATTCCTAATAGCCAACTTGGCGGTGGAGGTGGCGATGGTATAACAAATGTTATTACAGTAAACGTAGACGCCTCTGGTTCAGCCGTAGAGGGATCAGATGCCCAAGCCAATGACTTTGGTAATGTACTAGCGTCTGCTATACAAGCCGCTTTGGTTAATGAAAAACGTGCTGGCGGTCTTTTATCTAACGCATAACAATGGCAACTTTCCCATCATTCACTCCTCAATATCAAGGCTTTAGAAAATCAAGCCAACCAAACGCAAAGATTGTTAAATTTGCAGATGGATATGAACAACGTCAAATGATAGGAATAGCTGCTCATAAGAACCCTAAAATATTTAATTTAGTTTTCAATGTCAGTGA